ATCCGACGATGTCTAGCTGACTATTAGTATAGCTGACACCTACCGTCATTCCCGGTGTAAACACCGCTGCGTTAGTCAAAGTCCCTAGTCTATCGATTGTAGGGGTTTGAACCCGGTTCACTTGGTTTGCTGATCTGTGATTGAATACCCGGTCTGCCCAGTTGTTTAGCTGATTCAGGTTTGTTGTGTTTAGTGTTACGTCAATAGCTGCTTCGCCGTATAGGTCAATAGAATCTTGATCCTTCCGGACTGTAAAGATTGTTGGGTCGGACTCTAGAAAAACTGTCAAAGAATTATAGACCGCGTCTGCGTCCGAGAAGACATTGATCTCACTCATGCAGAGATGGTAATCGTCCTCGTGATTGTTACCGATTATGAATGTGGTTGGAGTTCCAGCCTGGACTCCGGTGCGGTGAATAACGACAAGTTCTTCGGTATCTTGATCTAACCAAACCAAACCATTACCAACCAATAGGGCTTCGTTTACGACGGAGCTAACTAGAACGTTAGTTTCATCTACTACTGGAATCTGACCGCCTACGTGAACCGAAGATGGCGATAGACCTAAACCAGAATAGATACCTACAAGTTCCCAAACTTCGTCTACGTGAATGTGCGTTCCAAATGACGTAGTATCCCAAACCGCAAACCTAGAGTTTACTAAAGTCTTGTAAGCGTCAAAGCCTGTGATTTGAATAACGTTAGGACCATCCGGGAAGTAAGTCACGTCTATGGTGTCAATAAAGCCTTGGAATAGAATGCGGTCTAGCTCATCATCTTCAAGTCGAACTCGGAACTTGGTGTTAGCTCTAATGTTCTTGTTTACGGTTGGGTCTAATTCATAGCTTTGAAGAGTTAGGTTAGCCGTGGCTGGAGCTGGTTGGAAGTTTATAGAATCTTCAAGTGATCCACCGACAGAGATTTCTGCACGTGCTACGGAGCATTGGACTTCCTGCCACTTTAGACCGGAGCTAGGAGCGAGAACGTCATCTCCACCTAGAAGTGATACACCAAGAATAAACTCACCAAAGCCACCAAGAACATCGGTTCCACCTAGTAGAGAGATTCCAAGAATGAAGGAGTTGCCCTCTTCGTCCGGAGTTAGGAACTCGACCTTTAGGTTCTGATCTATGGCGTAATTAGGAATCATCGCGCTCTAATTAGGTTCGTTCCAGATGCCCGGTTAGCTCGGTTGATTGCATCGGCTATCTCTTTAGCGGTTGCATCGGTTCTAACGCTTATGTTGTTATTGATCACTGGTGCTGGAGCTTGGAATGCCCCACCGAATAAGCCACGACCTTCTTCAAATCTGGTTCCACCGGAATAGATGTTAGCTGTTTGACCAACTACTTGACCTTGCATAAATCCACCTGCAGCTGCACCAACTCCTGCAGCACCTAGAACTCCAGCTCCTGCAATTCCGGCTGCTCCGGCTGCACCTGCTACGGCTGCAATACCCGCTGCAGTTTTGTAAGCATTCAAAGCTCCGGTAGCTAAGTTCCATGCTGTAGTAACTGCACCGATAGCAATTACCATCGGGACTAGCCAGTCTTTGTTCTGATCTACGAACTCGATAGCTGCAACCAGTTCTTCAATAATCTTCACTATTCCATCGACTATTGCCTGGAGCTTGGCTTCTCCTTCTGGAGTCTCCAGCCATTCAGAGAACTCGGTTAGGACTGGAAGTAAAGCTAAACCAATCTCTGCGGACATGTCTTTAAACTTGGCATTTAGCCTGGCGGTTACAGCTGCGTAACTATCGGACTCTCTTGCTGCCTGACCTTGTGCATCGGTAGTTTTGTCGTAAAGCAAAGCTAGGGTTGCATTGATTGAGGCTTCTTTTTCGGAAGCAAAGACTAAGCCGTTCTTAGCGTCTTCAAGCATCCGAGCATCTACGTCAAGTTGCTTTAGAGATACACCGTAACGCTCAATAGGATCTCTCTCACCCCGGAGCAAAGAGGAGATTGCGTTTACAGCATCGGAGGTTGGTCCACCGAAGGTTGCAGCTAAGTCTCCAGCAAGTTTGACTAAGTCTTGAGTCTTCTCGGTTGTGTCTTCAATGCTAAGACCAGAACCTTTGAGCAAAGCTCCAAGTAATGAAGACTGCCTTGCTGCATCCGCGGTGCTAAGACCAATAGAGTTCATCTCCTTAGAGAAGACCTGCATCTCTGCAGCATTCTCCTTGAAGATAGAATCAAGTGCGCCGAACTGTTGTTCTAGATCGCTGGCAGCAAAGACAGCATCCTTAGCGCCCTGGATAAGAGCGTTGAAACCTAGTGTGATACCAAGCGCTCCAACAATTTTAGTTATGTTAGTAGCGAATCCGCCGACTTTATCCTGGAGACCTTTGAGGCTGTTCTCCGCTCCCTGGGTAGCTTGGGTGAGCTTTTTGAACTCACCGAGAATCTCGACATTTAGAGCTAGGGTTCCAGCCATTTCAATCCTTTTTCAAAATCTTTATGAACGCTGCATACTCATTCATAGTTAGAGCTTTGTATTCAGAAGGGCTCATGTTGAAAGCCCGGCAGAACTCCGCCATGCGTTTAGCGGATAGCTCCCTTATTCTTTTTTTTCTTCGTCACCCTTGATCATCTCTAGGGCTTGTTTCAAACTTAGTTTTTTAGCATCTTCCATCTTGTAGCTAGGGTTATCCCTTTTGAGGACTACCCAAACAAAAGCGGATAGGGCTTTGCCTTTTGGCTTACCGTTTGCGAATGCTTCATCGATGCTTGAATTAGTCAAGTTCTCGATTAGTTCTACTTCTTCTAAAGTCAAGCTCTCGAAGTCGAATTGATTCATCTGTGTTCTCCTATGGTGTTGGGTTTGAATACTCTTTGAATAGCTTTTCCATGTTATCAAAGAATGTCTTGTAAACCTGTTCCCGTGTCCTGGTTAAGGCATTACTAAAGAAGGGTCTAGGACGGATGTTCTTTTGCTGGAAGTTTCTTTTATCGTAGTTCCAACCGAAGTGAATTGGGTTAGCGTAAGGAACTGTCGTGTTATTACCAGCACTAACAACTACTTTACGAGATTGCTTCTTTGCCTTAATAGTTGCCCGGAGTCTCCCGGTGCGAACTGGAACTAAGGTGCGGGCTGCACTTGCTACAATTTCGCCTGCCTCTTGGGATGCTGCTCCGATTGTGGCGGATGGAACCCCAATGGCTCTTAACGCTCTTATAGCTTCGTTTAGCCCAACAACCTTAACTCCGTTAGCCATGACTAGGCTGTTTCGTCGATCTCCACGCCGAAGTATTTGCCTGTGCTTGGGTCGTGAGGAGTGTTCTTCACGCGCAAGGTAACAGAGAATAGAGCGGTCTCGTTGCTGTTTAGGCTTAGAGGTGGAAGCTCGTTGAATACTGCAACGCCTTTGTAGTGAGGCTGGTCAGCGGATGGAGTAGCGTTTCCGTTAGGTGCAATAGTGAATGCAACTTCGGTTCCATAGTTGTCCCATAGAACGCGGTAGAGGCTGGTGTCTTCGCCAGAAGTGATTCCGTCTAGCTGTAGAGCCCATTCTCCACCAACGCGAACTTCGCAGAAGGTCTGAACATCGCCAGGTGCGTCACCTAGAGTTAGCTCAACCATGTTAGCGTCGCATGCGTAGTCGGTTACTCCGATTTTGAAGATAATGTTTTGTGCTTTGATTCTTGTTGAAGCGGCCATGGTGGCTACCTTTCTAAAGTGTGATGTCTAGCTGAACGTATAAGTTCGCTGCTAGATACTCGGCGTTATTTGTTTGTAAATTGTAAGGCTGGTTTACCGAAGTTATCCGAACGTATTTCAACGGTTCGATAGCATTCAGAACATCCTCGATGAGCTGATCTAGGTTCTCTGTTGCCTTCTTGTTAGTCGCGGTAGAAGCTACCAAAACTAATTCAAGTCCTAGACTCCATTCGCCGAACTGTGCTGTTTGCAAGTAAGGCTGCGCGGAGTTGATGATGACGATTGGAGGGGTTATTCGCTCCGGGATGTATTCCAGAACATTCAACCCTGCGTCCGCTAATTCAAGTTTGAACTCGACCTTAGTGGCGTTGATCTCGCTCATACTGCATAGCCTACGTATCTTTGAAGCAACGGATAGACCGCGTTCATCGGATCCTTGGCTACTCGAATAGGAGCGCCGTCAAAGCTAGCAAATTGAGCTACTCCGTTAGGAGCGCTGCGACGGTGGAAGAGTTCCGAGCTTGTTATTAGAATCGCCTGATCTTCGAGAGACTCCG